CTTATATCACTGATTCAGCTGTGGATGATCGCATACTCAATGATTATCGCATTGTAGTTCACACTGTAAATCTTAGTAGATTGGCTACTCATCAAGTAAATCTTAAAGAGAAGAGCTTTATGACCAGTGAGTATGAAAACTACAAATACTGGTGTACTAGAATATACAACGCGCGTAATCCCAAAGATGATCAATTCACCAGAATAGCTAGGATGAAAGCTATTATGGATTATAGATCTAAGGAAATGTATGCTCAAAAGCTTCTAAAAGATATACAAGGGAAATGCATCATCTTCTGTAACACTCATGAACAAGCAGAAAGAATGTGTGAGCACGTATATCATAGTGGTAATGCAGATAGTGAGGAAAACCTAGAAATGTTTAAAGATGGAACTATTACTAGATTATCTTGCGTGTTACAGCTTAATGAGGGTATTAATATTCCTGATCTCGGGAATGCTATTATTCTTCATGCTTATGGTAATGAGAGAAAAACCGCCCAAAGATTGGGACGAGTATTGAGACTAAATCCTGATCAACTAGCTACAGTACACATTCTCATGTATAGAGAAACTGTAGATGAATCATGGGTAAAGAAGTCATTACAAGATTTTGATCCTGATAAAATCACTTACAAGGATGTATACCATAGTTGAATATGTAGTAAATGAAAGCGGGGACCTATCTCCCCGCTCTGTTAAAGAAGAACAAAAGTTCAATAGACTAACTCACTCCCTTAAACCAGGAATGAGGGTACAAGTAATGTATGAGGTCATTAAAGATGATCACAGTCTTGTACAGCTTGCTAAAGTACATGCTCTTATAAGAGAATTAGCACATTGTACTGGCAATGAGTTTGAAGATGTAAAGTTGGAAGTGAAGCGCAGAGCTGGCCTTACAGTCAAGTCTAAAGACCCACATGGTAAGCCAATAGAACTGGTTAAAAGCTTTGCTGATTGTAGCAAAGACCAGTTATCAGCTGCAATAGAATGCTGTATTGTTATAGGATCTGAGTTTGGGTGTATCCTACAATAGGATCATTGCTCTTCCTTGGGCATTCTAGCCATCATGTATTCTGCGTATTCCTCTTGAGTTAGAAAATCAAAGAGTTTATTATCCTCGGCATATTCTTCAACAGCCTTCATGAGATAAAGCATAGTTTCATAATGAACTATCCATTCTTCCTCATGTGGAGTCTTGTCTCTGATTATCTCAGCAGCCCTGGTAATATCTTGTTCAGTCTTACCTTTAAGTATGCTTTCAAGGATTAATCCTAGTCGAGCATAGAAGTTAAGTCCAAATCTCACTTGAAGCACAGAACCTTCTTTGAGAACTCTGATATTTCTTTCTAAAGATTCAGTATTTATAGTGTTTTCCATTAGAATGATACTTCTTTAGATTCTATTTTATCTTGGTTGACTGCATTCTGGTCAATCCTTTCGCAAAGTTCTTCAATTGTATTCCATGATTCATCATCAATAGATAGTTTTTTATCAAGATGTTTCAACAGGATAGCTTGAAGTCTTGCAATGTCATCTGTGGTAAAAGGGACGTTGATTACAGCGTCCTTTTTAATTACATTTACATATGTCTTAGCCATAATTAAATCTTATAAGTTTATGAGCGAAGTTATAAAAAATATCCCAACAGTTGCTGAAATTCAACAAAAACTAATAGAAAAGCTTAGACCCAGTGGATGGGCTGACTTTCTTAAAGGACACTTACAATCATCAGATTTTACTAAAATTATAGAATATCTGGTACAAGAAAATAGTGAGGGTAGGAGATTCACTCCTGCACTCAAACAACTATTTACAGCATTTGAAAAATGCCCTGTAGATACTGTTAAAGTAGTAATCATAGGTCAGGATCCATACCCATATACAGGTGTAGCTAGTGGCCTAGCATTTAGTTGCGAGAACAAGGGTAAACCTGAGGCTAGTTTGAGATATATACTTGGTGCAATAGAACGTACTGTTCCCTATGAAAACTTAGATAAAGTAGTGGGAGAAGAGATGTATGATTTAAGCAGATGGGCCAAGCAAGGAGTATTGCTTCTAAACAGTGCGCTTACAACAGAAATAGGTAAAATAGGTAGACATGTTGATGTGTGGAGACCATTCATGGACTATATGGTAGATATGCTCAATTACAGAGAATCTGGTCTTGTATGGATTATGATGGGTAAACAAGCTCAACGCTATGAAGGACTAGTTGGAGAAGAACATCATACCATAATGAAATGCACTCATCCTGCGTATGCCGCCTACTTGAAAAGCTCAGAATGGGATTGCGCAGATGTGTTTAACAAATGCAATAAGCAACTGGCTGAGTATAAGAAGGATAAAATCTTATGGTAAACTTTGAAAGTTTAACTTTAACCACTATATTAGCAGAATGACAATACTAAGGGATTTAGGATTTATACACGTATCTGAAAGCTATGCTCAAGCACTTGATTATGCAGCAAAGCGTAGATCTGGTGAGATTAGAAGCATTAGGACTCCTTGGATGAAGTTCAATGAAGCTAGTATGAATGGTCTAGAATGGAATAGCTTAACAGTTATTGCTGGTAGACCAGGTAGTGGTAAGACATTGATTGGTAGTATGATAAGTAGAGAAGCATTCAGGCTGAATCCTGAGCAAAACTTCTGCGTATTGGACTTCCAATTTGAGATGTTGAGTAGGAATATTGCTCTTAGAGAGATTAGTGCAGCCACTGGGATTAACAGTAGAAAGCTTATGAGCGTGAGTGGTACTGCGACAGATGAAGACTTAGATAGTGCTAAACGCTATTGCGAGGAAAATAAGCATAGGGAGATCTATACTTATGAAAAACCCTTGACAGTAGAGCACATGAAGAATGCTATATACAAGTTCTATGAAATCCAGAAGAAACCAGTTCTTATTACTCTGGATCACAGCTTGTTAATAAAGAAAAGTAATACAGAGGCATCATTACAAGACAGTCTGTATCATTTAGGCAACATGCTTGCTGAGACTAGGAGAAATATCCCAGTTGCGTTCATAGTTCTCAGCCAGCTAAATCGTGACATTGAATCGCAGGAAAGGATAAAACCTGGTACTGTAGGCAATTGGGTAAAAGACAGCGATGTATTTGGTGCAGACGCTATGTTACAATTCACTGATATTCTCATTGGTATAAACAGACCAGCTAAATATGGTATTTCAGTGTATGGTCCTCATAAAAGACCTGTAGATGTGGACACCTTAGCAGTCCATTTCTTAAAAGTGAGGAATGGTGAACCTGGACTGACTTACTTTAAAGCTGACTTTGCAAAAAGTAAAATTCACCAATTAATTGACTAAAACATGAACCAAAAACAAAAATGGGGTGTTGCTAGGGATAGTATGTACCCAAGAGTTAATCAACTCTTAAAAGAAAATGGCTATCAAGAAGTTACATTATCTTTTATAAGTCCTAAAACCATTAGGTCATTCCAAAAGAGCAATCATGCAATCGTTCGTGATTGGGAATTTGATGGTAAGAAACTATTTGTATTTTTCAATGATGATTGGAATCAGCTTATAGATAAAAATGGAAACCCCACAGACAGAGTAATGGTTTATACTCTTAGGAGAACACCAAACTATAAAGACATATACAAGCAGTTTTCTATTGATGAGATCCAAGGTGAACAATCTGTTCGCTTCGAAGTTCCAATTGAAGATTTTACCTTTCTTTGTAGTGAGAGAGAAAAGCCAGTGCGTAAACAGTCGAGTCTCATATCACATTTGAACAAGAAGACTGCAGTAGTTGAATCTACTAGTGAAATCATGTTTCCTACAGAAGAAGAGGTGGAGATGAGTTTTGCTACTGGAACTGAAATTGAGGATGAACTTATTAAGAATCAGTCTTATAGAGATTATTTAACTATGAGATATCTGGTTCCTGTAAGCACTAAGCCTTGGCTCAATAAAGTAGTGAAACAAATACACGAAGAACTCTATGGAAAATAATGAGAAAGTGGAGCTACCACTTACCAAAGTAAAAGCTGTAACAAAGTCACCTAAGGAATTAATCATATTCAGTAAGCCAAAGGTTGGTAAGACTAGTCTATTGGCTGGACTGGATAACTGTTTGATTCTTGACTTTGAAGAGGGATCAGATTATGTAGAGGCTTTAAAACTAAAAGTCTCAAGTATTGATAATCTCAAAGCTATTGGTAAAGCAATTAAAGAAGCAAACTATCCGTATCAATATGTTGCTGTTGATACTGTAACTGCACTAGAAGAATTCTGTATCAACTACGCTGAAGAATTGTATTCTAAGTCTAGCGTTGGTAAGAATTGGTTTACTGAGGGCAAGCCCAAGTATGGGGTTATCATCAATATGCCACAAGGTGCTGGTTATCAGTGGTTACGTACTGCTTACAACAAAGTGTTAGATTTTATTAGAACACTTGCTCCACGCATTATTCTCATGGGTCACGTAAAGGACACTATATTAGAAAAAGCTGGTAATGAGTTCAATAGCATGGATTTAGACTTAACAGGTAAAATCAAAAGGATTACAGCTAGTAATTCTGATGCTATTGGTTATCTTTACCGTAAGGGAAACAAGAACATCATCAGTTTTAAGACTAATGATGAAATATCTTGTGGAGCTAGACCTGAACATTTGCGCAATCAAGAAATTGTATTGTCAGAATTAACAGATTCAGGTATAGTCACTAACTGGGATAAAATATACATTGATTAATTCACATTTAACTAGAACAACATGTTTAGTAGCAAAGAAGCTGACAAGTCATTAGGAGGCACTGGCATTCCTAAAGTTATTCAACCTGGTAATATCATAGCTAGAGTTTATGATATGAAACTAGAAGTACCACCGTATGATGCAAATGCATTAAATCTATTGCTGTTCCTTGAGACTGCTCCTATCACAGAAGCAGGATTTGAAGGACTACCTGTAAATAAAGACAATCCTGAGCTGGGTAATTTTGCAGGTCAAGTTGCAAGAGTGCAAGCTCAACAATACAGTTATAGTGACTACACTAACAAAGATGGCGTCACTACCACTAAAGAGCAAGCTATCTTCCGCTGGTTATGGAAGTTTGCTAAAGAGATTGGTGCATCAGAGCAAATGGTAGCAAATGATGTCAATGGCTCTACAATCGAAGAGTTTGTAGAAAATGCTAAACCATATCTTGTTAGCATGGAGCGTTACGTTCACTTCTGCATTGGCGGTTCAGAGTATGAGAATAAGAGTGGCTATACTCAGTACAGACTTTATGTAGTAAAGCCTGAGAGAGATAGACAACCTTATCAGTTGAGCGTAGAGGGTGATAAACCCAGTAAACTTATTACATTTGATCCTGCAGTACACATTAAAAAGAAGAAGCCTTCTGAACCAGTTGGTGAATTCACAGGCAGAGATTCAAATGGAGATCTTGACTTGTAATCATTTGGTTTGTTGATATTGTTATGGGGGCTAGAAATGGCCCCCTTAATAATTTAATCCCTATTGATATGAAACTATACACTACCCAAATGGGTATCTATGACAAAGATTCTGAACAAGAAGGTTGGTGCAAGCTTACAGTAGATCTCAACGAGATTGAAGCTGTAAGACCATTCATCAATGATGATAACAAATATGAACACACTCACGTCTATATGAAATCAGGACTTGAGATGATGATCATCGATGACTATGATGATTTCTGTAAAATATGGAAAGATAAATAATCATGTTCTGTGCAAGAAAAGCTGTATGTGATATTGAAGATGTTCCAGTAACCTGGATTTACGAGTATTATCTAAAGCTTTCTGAAAAGCTAACTGGTCAGGATGTAAAACTGAAGAGTAAGTTCAATCCTAAAGACAGTAATCCAAGCATGTATGTATATGTCTGTAGAAAAAACAGAGCATATAAGTACAAATGCTTTAGTACAGGCTTACAAGGCAATCACATTAAT